GCCCCGCGAAGGGCCGTGCCGCCCATGGTGCCCTGGAATCCGGCGTCGGCCATGAGGGATAACGCGGCGGTCGTTTGTTCAAACTCTACACCGGCGCTCTTGGCGACCGGCCCGACGTAGCGCATGGCGTTACCGAGTTGGGACAAGTCAGTATTCGCCATCGTGAAGGCTTTAGCCATCACGTCGGAGACGCGCCCGATTTCAGAGGATTCAAACCCGTATCCGCGCAGGGTCTTCGATGCGATATCGGCAGCGGTGCCGACATCCATCATGCCAGCAGCCGCGAGGTCGAGCGTCCCCGGCATCGCTTCGATAATCTCATTAACCTTGAAGCCAGCGAGGGCGAAAAACCCCATCCCCTCTGCTGACTGACTCGCCGAGAACATGGTGGTGCGGCCTAACTCTGCCGCCGTCCCTGTGAGGTCTTGGAAGTCTTTACCGGTCGCCCCACTGATGGCGCGAACCCGGTTCATATTAGATTCAAATGTAGCGAAGGCGACCGCAGCTTTGGTGCCCATGGCGACGATGGGCATCGTCAGCCCCATCGTCAGGTTCATGCCGGTGGCTCGCGCAGCGTTGCCAGCTTTGCCGAGTTGTTCCCCGGCCTTCTTTAGTTTCTGACCGCTGGCTGTTGCGGCAGCGCCAAACTGATCGAGTTTTTTTCGTGCAGCGTCGAGCTTGCGCGACATCCGGTCACGTAAGTCAAGCTCCGCCTCGATGGTGCCAACACTAACCGCCATAGCTGATCACCTAACGCTTGCGAGATGCTCGTCTCTTGGCCTCTTTGTCTTCTTTCCGTAACATCGCCACGAGCGGGTCTACATAACCAGCAGGAAGGGCACAGTAATCAATCCATGACCACCCCATGCGCTTCATCAAGGCGAGGTCGTTTTCGGTTCTGCTTTTCCAGTAGGTCGTTTTTTTTCCTCTGCTAACCTCGTTTCGTGGTCATCGATGGCGTTATCAATAAGATCAAAGAGGTCGCTGTGCAGCGACTCCATCGTGCTACGGGTTACCGCCAACTTCTTGTCGTTCTCGTCAGCCAATGACCAATCAAGCAGATACGTACGACACCGGGCAAACGAGTATTCCGTCCACTCCAGCTTCGCCTCAGGCTGCACCGGCTCGGCCCCCTTTTTCTGGACCGGAGCCGACACCACGCTCACGTCCTTCATCATGCGGCGCTGCTCGCCTACCGAAAGATACTTCCGCACACGAATCCAGAACGGGTAGGTTTCGCCGTCCCCGGATTTCCACTCCAGTTCTAACTTGACATCCTCTGGTTCTACGACCCACGGGTTCGCCATTAGCTGCTCCCTTTGATAATGGTGGGGACACGATCCACCTCAATACTCAGACGCTCCTCGTCGTCGGCGTCGCGCCATGTTACAACACCTTCCCATATCCATGTGTTCCCGCTAATGTAGAGATGCACGTCTATGGGCACCCGCGAAACCCATGGCTCAAAAATAGACACCACGGCGGCGGTGACATAAAACCGGGAGGGGCCGAAGCTCTCAATAGACCACGCGCCAAGGGTGGCGGCGGTACGGTACTTATACCGCACCTCGCCGCCTTTCCCTGACACGCGCATCGAGGAACTATGTGGCCGCAGTTGCTCGACTCAGATCCCCGGCAGGTTGGATTGTCAACGGAGCATCGAGAAGATCGCCAACCGTTCCGCCCAGCGGATTGTATGATTCGATTACGCCAATCCCTGAATAGATCGGGTTAATGGCCGTCGAACAGATATTCTGCGGCCTGATCTCCACGCACACCGTTGTCCCCACCAGCGAAAACAGCGTCGCATCAACCGCAGCAGCCGCGAAGTCCTGATGGAAGGTGACATCCACCGACCAGTTCTTCAGACCGCCCTTATTGATGCGACTGCTGTCGCCCATGGCCGTCTCGTCCTGCATCTCGCTGGCGTAGTTCAAGCCAACCTCGGACGCATGGGCCGAAAGATTCACGGCGTTGATTTGAAGAAACGCGTTCGTATACACCAGTGTCGCCATTGTCTTACCTCGCTTATTCGATACTCATCCAGGGAAGCATCAGATAGGATTCTCCGCTCGTCGTCATTCCCCATTCAGCACGCCAGAACGATTGAAAGGTGGACGTTACGGTGCCAGTCGTCAACGGCGTGGCCCACTGTCCGTTTCTGCAACTTCGCTCGGTAAACGCCACATGACTCGTAAACTTGCCAGCCCCAAAACCACTTGATGATGATCCCTGCACGCGCACCAGTAACCCCCCCGTTGACGAAGAGAGAACGTGCAGCCCTGCATAGAGCGATTGTCCTGCTGACACACCGCCAATATCGAAGGCTGTCCCCGTGCCACAACTGGTTAGGGCTGTCCCGGTGGCATCCTTCAACGCGATGGCTCGTACTATGGCCATAACTCCCCCTTACTTCACCCCGCGACCCTGCGCGGTCAGGTCGAAGGTCAGCATATCCCCCACGGTATTCCCGAGGTTGTAATTCTCGATCACAGCCTTCATCGAGTAGGCTCCGGTTTCCGCGCCCTCGGTAATGCCGTTACCGAACACGGTGAGCGGTTCCAAGTCATCACCAACTAATTCAAATAGCGTGGCGTCGGCGTTGTTCGTGCCACCGTTCCAGTACCCGGCCCCGCTTACACTGGCGGTAGTCAAGCCGCCGGTATTGATGCGGGTCGAGTCCCCGAAGGCGGTAACGTCTTGCATCTCGGACGCATAGTCCAGCGATAGCTCGTTGTGGTCCCCGCTTAGGTTGTGTCCGCCGTATAGCACCTTCGCGTTCGTGTAGACAATTGTCGCCATAATGTCACCCCGTCGAGAGATCCTTGTAGGCCAAGAAGTTCACCGCCACAAGTGAGCGTTCCGCCTCGTCACGCATTAGCGCAAATGGCACCTGTGTGGCTTCCACATATGAATACCGAGTCGAGTTGATCGTACGCTCACTTAATCCGTCCAACAAGTTCATCACCGATTGCATCCCTGACCTGGCCGTCTCATAGCTGGATGACCGTCGAATAACTTGCAACCCGGCGACCTCCAGCGCAGCATTCCCAGGCCCCGTGGACATCGCATGGATGGGACCACGCCCACCCGTCTCCGTGAGAAGGAACGCGTCGTCTGGCTGCTCGGGCATAAATGATTTGTAAATGGTGGTCGAGATGGACCCCGTCGTTAACAAATCAGAAATGTCGTCAAGGAGCATAACTATCGCCTTAGTCCAGCCTGGATCTCGCGCCTCATCAGCCGCCCCATGTCCAGAACGAATGTCCGACTCGTGCGGTTCATGGCAGTCTCCAAGAACTTCCACTGACCACCCGTTCCATAGGGCGGGTTATGACGCGCAGATCGGCCCCCTACGGACCTCCGAGGGGGCGGTGGTATCTCATGCACGGCTAGAGCGTAATCGGTCCCATACGTCAACCTCGCACGAAGAGCGCCGGGTTTCGCGTAGGGGTTCACCTTGGCGCTCCCGGCCAATCGCCCAAACTCCCACGGCGTCAACTCCACGGAATGCGCGAGGGTCAAATCTGCGATCTCGTTCACGGCCCTCGCTGCGGCCATAGGGTTGCGCTTCGCCACGTTTCGCAGCTTCCGTCGCGCCGAACCTATACCGCGCAGTGTTAATCTCATGATTACTTTAAGTAGATAATGGTGATCCCGGCATTCGTACCGAACGGAAACAACCCAACCCCCAAGATTGCTGGGGTGATGGCATACGCTTCGGTAGACCCCACGTCACCAGTGGACAAGGTGATCCGGTCTTCCGGTCGCACAGTCACATTCGACTTAAGATAAACAGTCTGGCGACTCGGCACTTCCTGGCCATCCTTGGTTACGACGCGCTTGATCTCCCCAATCACCGCACACTCGTAGGCCACATCTGAACCATAGCTCGGATTGCCGTACCCGTCATACGATTGGAACGGCGCAAGGCTGACGCTCTGTTTCATCAGCGGCGAGAACACATTGACGTTAAACATTACTTAATCCGCTGAAACGGCAACAACATCCTCTCTGGCGAGTCTTGGCTCTCGCTCTTGTAACTCACGGACACCGGCCCGACCTTCATGGACGACACCCCAGCGCTTCCTTGATACATCTCGGCAGCGCGAAGCAGAACGGCGCGTTCGATAATCGGCGGCAGCGTGTTCATGGTCGTGGTGGTCGCCCACTTGTCATCGGTGCTACTGGTTTCTCCCACCTGATACCCGGCCTCGTAGACGAGAAGCCAGGGGTGGAGTTCGCTCCCCGGTACTACATAGCTCCCAAGGTTCCATCGCTCCTGGGCAGTCCAGCGGTAGCCCTGATTCCGGTCGATGAATCCAGCCTCGGGATCGGACACGCGAAACTCGCTGGATTGAAACTCCGTCGCGTCCCCCGTGCTGGTGCTATCAAAGAAGCGCTGCACCGAGAGGATCGGCGTGCGTGACAGCATCAATCGCTGGGTGCCAAAACTTGCCACCGTCTCCTCGTACACCTGCCGACGGAGCGGATACCGCACATACGTGTCCGCCCAATCGGATGCTTGGGTTAGTGCGAGATCCATCCCTGACGAGGACGCCGTCGCCGCCAGCATCGTCATGAGATCACCCAGGCTGGCGAGTTGCGAGTCAGTGCTGCTAGTACAGACGGAGATCATAGTTACACCATGGAGTTAACAGCGGCCCCGCGACCTCTCAACGTATACAAGTCACGCCAGTAGGTCGTCTCTTGGATCGCGCCGTCAATGGTGGCCAGCGCCGCCATTGCATCACCCCGCTGTTCGATCAACTTCTTCATCCGCTCCTCAGGCGTCATATCGTCCATCTTCTTGACATACCACCGCTCGTCCTCGGCTATGGCCCCGTCGAGTGCATTGATTAACGCCATCTTCTGGTTGCGCTCAGTGCTCAACAACTCAATACGTCGAGACACCTCTGACATCTGCAACGGCCCCCAATCAGGCTCGCGTTCGTAGCCGTAGCGATACGCCTGTTTGAGCAGCGCACTCGCCGTCGGAATCCGCACATTAATATCGCGTGCGTGGGCCATCCCAAGCCAGAATTCTAGGTTAGCTTTCTGGACGGAATACTCGGTCCCGACAATCAGGTCGATCCCAAACAGGGCGATCTCCTTAAAGCCCTCGGCCATGGCCAAGGCCACCTCAAACGCCACCGTGCTGGTGAAGTAATCAATACCGGCATCTTCGATCACTCGCTCGATGGGATACCGTACCGCATTCGGGAACTCAGAGTGGGCGTCCATCATGTAGGTCGGGATCGGTGCGTCCCTGATCCACCCGGCGTGGTCGGTGCCCTCGACGTTATCCTCCTCCCAATTGCAATGAATATCGAAGTGTCGCGTGCTGCGCGGGACGTGGCGATAGAGTTGGTTCAACGTCCAAATCTCGTAGCTCTCGTCGTCAAAGGGCGCAAGGTCACGGCTACTCGTAGCGAAGCCTATGATGGCCACTTTGGTGCGCCGTGGCTCGGCTGTCACAATCCCCTTCGCCGCATCCACAATCGTGAGGGTGTGCCCCTCCTCTGCCGGGTGATCGAACTTGACCCCGCTACCTGGGGCGGCTTCCTTGGCTGTCAGGTTGCTGCTCATTGCTTACTTTCTGCGCGTCTTCTTTCGACGCACCTGTTTATGTTTAGGTGGCTGCTCGTGTGCGGAAACAGAGACAACCGGCGTGGACGGGAGAAGACGCACCCATCCACGCCGAATCATGCTCTGGTGTTCAGCATCGTCACCGTTGAGCGTGAACCGCTCACCGACTCCGAAGACTGGCCCCCGGCTCATGGCCAAGGGTCGCCCTACGACCTCAACCCTGACCGGAGGCATGTATAGCCTACGCGTCGTTACAGGTAGTGACGTAGATGGTCCCGGTTGAGGTGGTCAGATGCGGCACCTCGCCAACTTCTCCGAAACCAATATCTACACCAGCTTCCAGCACAGAACCGCCTGAACTGGACGCGTTCGCATTCCACAGTAGGGCCGCTTGGATAAACCGTTGCGCCCCCGTGATGTCGTAGAAGCCAAACGCATCGCCAGCCGCGCTCCCAGTCGCCGTTGCCGTAAAGACCCCAAACGTCCCGACACTGGTCGAGGTAGCCATGAAGCCACTCGCCAAGGTGCTGGTCGTGTTGCCCGTCAGGAATAGCGGTTGATTGCTCGGCCTTTTACCAGTGGACAACTCATCGAAGTCGTCCGAACAGGTCGTGCTGGAATGTAGGAGCCTCGCGCCAACGGTCATAAACTTGGTGCCAGACGCCGTGCTGGTTCCGATGTCGCCCCACCCATACGCGTGAAGCAACGCCGAAACATACGAGCGGCCCATGCCGAGACGGTCAATGATTTTCCCCTTGACCTCGTTGCCCGTGGTTCCGTCATTGCTGCCACAACTGGCATCATACGATTCCACGTCCACGGCGTTGACCGGCCTGATCTGTGCCACGTCTCTAGTGATCATGTCGATATCCTCGCTATTAAGTAAAAGATCAACCCCTCAAACGTGGTCCCTATGGTGCCCACGTCACGCCAGTCAACATCGTCACGCCCTTGTCGTGACGCATTCCTAGGTCATGCTCGGCAATCGCACGGACCACGGTTTGGTCTAGGCTAAACGCCGCTTGGACGCTCGACCCGTCGTGGTAGGCTGCCTCTTGCGAGGAATCTACCAGGAGCCCCTGCGACTCACCGATAAGCACCTGTGAGAAATCAACGAGATAGATTTCGCTCTCGTTGTCGTTGCCTAACCCGGTCGTGTCCAGAGTGATCGGCACGTTAGTAGTGGTGCCAATCGGCCAGCCCCACAACGTCCCGCGAATGATCTCGTCACGGAACGCGAAGACCCCATTCGAATTCTGAACGGTGGCGAGCTTTTGCTCTGTTCGTGGAGCCATGATCCACCCCGGTGAGATCATCGGGATGTTAGCGGTCTTGAGTTTGACCACCAACTGGCCAAGGTCATCGGTGATATTCGCCAAGTTGACCGTGACGTTCGCCGCGATCTTCTGATCCGCCACGCACCAGTTCAGCAGCCCCTTCGGGGTGGCGTCAGTTCCCGCCCCACGAATAAAAGTGCTGTCCTCCTTGGTGGCCATGGATGACACGAGATCATCGCGTACGATGGCGTCCGCTGACGGGCTGGAGTAGCGCAGCAAGTCATTCGACACCGGCGTTAGGACCGCGAGCTTCTTGAACGTGAGAGTCAACTGTCCGAACGTCTCCTCGGACTTGCCTATATTGACGTTCTCACCAATATACGCCGCCGATGCTCCGGTGGCGATCTTCGGATATTTCAGGGTGCCGGTGGGCATCTGCACCACTCTCGCACCAAGTCGCCTCACGACAGATTGAGCACGCAGCAGTTCGATGACTTCGTTACTAAACTGCGTCGGCACAAGGAATCCTCCCGCCGTTGCATCGCCAGCCGCGAGCGCCTTCTGATGTGCGCCAGCCACCGCCGTAGCGAGATCCTCGTCACCCCATGCCTTCAGGATGTCAACGGTCCCGGCGGTGCCCATCTTGTTGAACTTTGCCGCAGCCATCGCACGCACCACGCGACCGAAGGCAATTCCCTTCTCTCGTTTTTGCGGCTTATCGCTCGACTCGTTCAGTAGTCGCTTCGCCCATGGTCCGTTTGGATCAGAGGCGACGGACTCGACTTTCTCACGGACTATGTCAGACACGTCGCTGCCGACCTGATTCTTAATCAGGGGAAGCGCCGTCTCCTTGACGAAGTCAGCAAGCTGTTCTCGGGTCATCTTGCTCATCGTATTCTCCTTCTCGCTAGTCGATGCGCCCACGTAAGGCGCTCAGTGCGGCCCGTACCTCTGAACCGACCACGTCCCCGATGGTGTCATTCAATCCCGCATGTAACGCTGCGGTTACGTCCTCCAGGTCAAACTCCCGTTCTTCGCCGTCCTCCAGTTCCACGCAACAGTCATCTGGTGTAACCGGGTGGTCGGACTGAATCCCCACACCAGCAGCGAGCGTCGCGCTCAGGCCGTCCAGCGCGTCAAGCACCGGGCCTACGACATCCTGAGTCGCCTTAATGGGGAGGGAGGAGGGAGCAGCCGCCCCCCCGCCCGGTTTCGACTCATCACTGGACGGAGTCACAAGGACGACAGCCTCATCCTCGAAACCAAAATCGTCCAGCAGATGTGCAAGGCGCTCCGGCGAAAGACTGCCGTCGGACTTAGCCATGAGCTTCGCTCGTGCTTTGCAGTATGCCGTCCACCCGGCTACATCTCGCTCCCACGGCGCGTCGCGGTCAAACTGCTTATAGTGATTCGCCAAATGGCGTTTCACCGCGCCCACGTCATCGCTCGGCAGTTGGGTCGCATCCAAATACGCCGCCGCTGATGCTACGCCGCGCCAGACCACGTCGCCGGTGGCCTTATGGTGTGGCAGCTTCATCTCGCCAAACGTCTCGGGCACGCTGGCCGCTGACCACGCGAAGTGGGTCGCAATAGACCGGCGCTCGGTATCAGACAGGTCAGTCCACGACGCATCGGTGAAATCCGACAGCGTCGGTTTCTTCCATACCTCGTTAACCGGGGCCTCCCCGAAGCCTGATGGGTTCGGAGGAGTCACACCTTTACAAGACGGCTCCAGGCTCTTGTCGTCACCATTGACCGCCGAGTACTGGAAGGTGTCCTGAAACTCGTCCACGTTCTTGATCGCTTCACGAACAGACACCTTAATATCGTTCATCGCTTTCCGCATCACATCCAGAAAGTCATCAAGCTGATCGCGGATAGGGGCTTTCGTAAAGGACGCCCTCATAGGCCCATCAGGG